TGCCGCTGGCAGTGGAGAAAAAATGAGGAAGCCTGGCAGCAAGGGTGCGCCCACTGCCGCTAACTTCCGACGTTCTGCCAAGACTGCAAAAAAGAAATAACTTCAGCCGTACGTTCATCCTTCGGGACGCAGGCATCTTACTCATGGAACGGGGGGTAAGACTTTTGGAGTTTATCATGTCTCAAATCGAAGTACGTCAGCGTGTCCGCGAACAGCAAGCCAAGCAAAAAGAAGTTGTCTTGAAGTATCGCGGCGTTGCTTACATTGTCAAGCGTAATGTCGCATCAAAGTGATCAACTGCGGGCTTTCGTAACCAGGTACGACCCTGAGCCGGAGCCCGTCAAAAAAACTGAAGAAAAAAAAGAGGACCAGGAAAACCCTGATCCTCCGTCTGCACTCTCAGACTAATACTAACGAGCTTTCCACAATTGTAAAGCCCGAAGGACGGTTTAAGGAGTGGATGACCGGAAAGCATCCACGCCTGTGGGGTAGGCACCTCAGTGTAGGACCTGCCCTGCTTTGGCTTTTGGCCCGTACGCGGATACCCATTAGCCGTCTAGACGGTGGGATAGACCACAAAAAAATTTCAACTCAAACGTTTGGGAACCGCTTATACATTTATTTTTAGTCCTTACTAATGGCACATCAATCATCTACTCTGACCACGAGCCTTACACGGCCTGGTCAGGCTAACTCTGCGGGTGACGCCCGCGCCCTGTATCTCAAGCTGTTCAGCGGCGAGATGTTCAAAGGGTTCCAGTATAATGCGATCGCTCGTGACCTGGTCATGAAGCGCACGCTCAAGAATGGCAAGTCCATGCAGTTCATCTACACTGGACGGACCACTGCTGAGTTCCACACCCCCGGCAACGCAATCCTCGGTAACTCCGACGGTGCACCTCCGGTGGCTGAAAAGACCATCACGGTTGACGATCTGCTGATCAGCTCGGCTTTCGTGTATGATCTTGACGAAACTCTGGCTCACTACGAACTGCGCGGCGAGATCTCTAAGAAGATCGGCTACGCACTTGCCCAGAAGTATGACCGTCTGATCTTCCGTGCTGTCACCCGTGGTGCACGTGCTGCTTCCCCAATCACCAAGACTAACTTTGTTGAGCCGGGTGGCACCCAGATCCGTGTTGGTACTACTGCCAACGCTTCTGACGCTTACGATGCTCAAAAACTGACCACCGCTTTCTTCGACGCCGCAGCTGCACTCGATGAGATCAACCGTGACGAGCAAGGCGATGGCCTGCAGTCCGGTCAGGGCATTGTGGAGATTGCTGGTATCAAGATCTACAAGTCCATGAACATTCCGTTCTTCTCTCAGTACGGTACCAAGTATGGTACTGGTTCTGCAACCAACCCCGGCACCACCTCTCCTGGTAACACTGGCTCCTTCGTCGGTGAAGCTCTGGAAGATGCTGCTAACGATGTCACTGGCATCAACAACGAGTACGGTGAAGAAACCGAATTCGCAAACTCCTGTGGTTTGATCTTCCAACGCGAAGCCGCTGGCTGCGTGGAAGCTATCGGCCCTCAGGTCCAGGTCACCAGCGGTGACGTCTCCGTGGTCTACCAGGGCGACGTGATCCTGGGTCGTCTCGCCATGGGCGCAGACTACCTGAACCCTGCTGCTGCAGTGGAACTGTTTGCTGGCACCGCTACCAAGCCTGCCGCATTCTGATTTTTTTACAAGGGGATCCTTCGGGGTCCCTTTTTTTATCCAACAGTGATATGCCTTTTCCTACTTATGCTGTGTCCACCGAACTGGATGCTGTAAATCAAATACTTAGCTCGGTGGGACAGGCTCCTGTCACCACTCTCGATCTGCAAAACCCTGAAGTGGCAATTGTTCTGAACACCCTGCGTGAGGTGAACAAGCAAGTGCAGTCAGAGGGTTGGATCTTTAACACTGAACGTGACTACACACTGACACCTGATGCAGTCACCAAAGAGATTCTGTATCCTACCAACGCTTTGGCTATGGATACTGATGTCAATACTCAAAATGTAGAACTAGATACTGTACGTCGTAACGGAAAGCTGTACGACCGTATGCACCACACCTTCCAATTCGAAAAGGAATTGAAGGCTAACATTGTCTGGCTGTTTGATTTCACCGACGTACCTCCTGCCATTCAGCAATACATCACTGCACGAGCTGCAAAGATGTGTGCAACCAAGATGGTCGGAGACCGGGAAATCTATCAGCTTCTGACTGAACAGGAAGGCTTCACCCGTGCTGGTGCTATCGAGTACGAATGCAACCAAGGTGACTACAGTATGTTCGGTTTCAAAAACGGACAAGACTATTACACCAGCTATCAACCATTTAATGCACTGATGCGATGAGAACAATCACCCAACGTATTCCCAACTTACTGTTGGGTGTTTCACAGCAACCTGATCTACGCAAGTTACCTGGACAAGTTGTATCTGCTGACAATGTATTTCCAGACTTTGCACTCGGTATGCTCAAGCGACCTGGTGGTAAGTATGTCAGCAAACTTGTCGATGCAGACACTGGTGGTAGATGGTTTTCAATCATCCGAGATTCCAACGAAAAATATGTTGGACAATATGCTGACAACATCTTTCGTATTTGGGACCTCAGTGACGGCACCGTAAGAAAAGTTGAGATGGGTACACCAGGCACTAAAGGTGTCCCTAGTGGTTGTAACTACACCGACTTCCAGACAGATGTGGTTGCATACAACACTGCACGAGACGATACTGCAGCTAAGCTTGCAACTCTGAAGACAAAGCAAAAAGAATATGCAGAGGCTAAGGCTGGTCAGACAGCCACTGTTGTCAGTTTGTTCGCCACCACGACTGCATATCCTGTCGGAAAAATTAACGACGCTTTGACAACTGGTGCTATGCAAGATTCGTCAGGCACTGTCACCTTCAAAAAAGATGGTGCTGTTGTCACTGGATCTGCATACGCAAAGGGCAAAGAGCGTACGAATGAACAGCCGTTGCTTGCAGCAGAAGGCTTTCGTATCTTTGAACTTAAAGAAACTGTAGCTGCTACACATACCTCAGGTCAGCTCACGACTGCAGAAACTGCACTGACTACTGCAAAGACAAACTACGACAACGCTGTCACTGCAGAAGCTACAGCTTTGACAAACTACACAAGTGAGGTCAGTGATTGTACGATTAGCAGCATTCCTAGCACTGAGTACCTGAACGGTGCAACGGATGCTGACCTTGAGTTCTTGACGATCAATGACTTTACGTTTGTCTTGAACAAGGCAAAGACTGTTGCGATGACAAGCAACACTACTTCTGCTTTGCCAAACGAAGCGTTCATTTCAATCAACGTTGTCTCGTACAACGCTTCATACAAAGTTAAGATCAACAGCACGACTGTCACGCACAACACACCGTCCAAGGTAGACGACACCAATCCTGTACAGAACGACGCTAACTCAATTGCAAGTGCAATCCAAAGTGCCATCAATGGCTTGTCTGGTTTTACTGCAACAGTTGTTGGTCCTGGTATCTACGTCAGTGGCACCAGTGCTTTTACTATCGAAGCGTCAGGTGGTGGTCAGGAAGATGCAATTACTGTCTTTCAAGATAAGATCAGGAATGCATCACGTCTGCCAGCACAGTCTAAGAATGGTTATGTTGTTGCTGTCATCAACAGCACTGACCTGACTGTCGATGATTTGTACGTCAAGTTTGAAACAACGAACAGCGCATCCTTTGGTCCCGGCACATGGGTCGAGACGACTGGTCCAGGCATTCAGTTTGAACTAGACTCAGCTACGTTGCCGCACCAAATCGTTAGGCAATCAGACGGTTCCTTTAAGTATGAACCTGTTGTCTACAACGACAGGACAGTTGGCGATGATGAGACAAACCCGATACCTTCATTTGTCGGCAAAAAAATTTCCAATCTTTTCTTTTACCGCAACCGTCTAGGCTTCCTTGCCGGTGACTCTGTGGTCCTAAGTAAGGCTGGTGACTTCTTTAACTTCTTTGCTACGTCTGCTGTTCAAGCTGTTGCTGATGACCCCATTGATATTTCTGCTAGTTCCACACGTCCTGCTGTTCTTAAGTACGCACGTAGTACCAGTGCAGGTCTTGTTCTGTTTGGTGAACGAGATCAGTTTTTGCTGAGCACTGACGGTGACGTCCTTAGTCCTACTACTGCAAAGGTCAATACACTTAGCTCGTTTGAATGTGATGCTGAGGTAGAGGCTGAGTCACTTGGTACGACCATGGCTTTTGTTGCCAAGACACCACTGTTTACACGTGTCTATGAGATCGGTGACATCAGTACAGATCGTGCACCTACCATGGGAGAAACGACGGCTATTGTGCCTGAGTTTATTCCTGCATCGGTAGACAGCCTTGCTACATCTTCTACACAGTCAATGATCTCCATGGGCACGGTTGGTAGTAACAAGATGTTCCAGTACCGTTTCCTTGAACAAAGGGAAGGTCGTGCTTCTAGCTGGTACACGTGGACACTGACTGGCAACCTGCTAGATCAGTTCTTTGATCAGAGCACGTTGTATGTGGTAGTGACGTCAGACAGTCAGGTGTTCCTGAAGTCGTACGACCTTACACAGGCAAACGAAAGTGGGTTCCTGACACTACCTACAGGTGAGAAGACTGATGTCTGCCTTGACAACTGGGTTGTAAACCCGGCTGCCAGCTACAGCAGCAGTACAGATAAAACAACTATCACTCTGCCTTATAGCCACCTAACTGGTAAAACCCTTGCCGCTATCGACACAAACGATGGTGTGGTCTACTACCCTACGGTCAGTGGATCTACATTCACGATCGATGGTGACATAAGAGGAGATGATATTGTTGTAGGGTACATTTATACCATGGATATAGAATTGCCTAAGTTCTTCCGTACAGAGGTCTCAGGAAGCCGCTCCTCGGCTGATTTCACTAACGACCTTATCATCCATCGTATAAAGGTCAGCACAGGCCTTAGCGGGCCTATTAAGTACCGCATAGACATCGATGGGATCGATACCTTCGACAAAACCATTGACGTTGCACAGCCGTACTCTTATAACCTGAATAACGTCAACCTCAGTGCTGACGCTATCCACGATGTTCCACTCTACCAACGCAACACAAACCTTCAGATCAACATTATTGGTGATACACCGTTCCCTGTCAGCTTGCTGGCAATGAACTGGGAAGGCAGGGTTGGTAATCGATTCTACGCACGATCTTAACTATGAAGATTGATATTAGACACGCCACCCTGTCTGATATTCCTGCAGTTGCAGGTGATTTGTTGGAAGCTGGTATTGCAGACCTCAACCGTGCAGGCTACCAGCCTGTGCTTACCATGGCGTACGACGTCATGAATGACGATTCATACCTAGCTACAACAGAAGACGGCAAACCTATTTGTATGTTTGGTATCAGCGATACTGGATGTATTTGGTTGCACATGACTAACGAAGTACAAAAGTATCCCATTGCATTTATTAGGGCAGCTAAACGGTTCATTAACAAACTGGAACGTCCTATCCTATTCAACTGCATTGATATACAAAATACAAATCTAATTAAATTTATCAAACACCTAGGGTTCAAAGTTATCAACGTGGTAGCTGTTGAGCCGTCTAACAACTATCATGTGGAGATTGTAAAACTATGGCATGGATGGCCGCCATCTCGGCAGGTGCCGGGTTAGCCTCTAGCCTTTTAGGTGGTTCTGCTAAGCGTGCTGCACAGATCACACAAGCTGGTCAGCAGTATGTCGCACAGATCAGAGCCGAAGGAAACCAAAGGGCACAAGCTAAGTTTCAAAACACCTTTCAAAACCTGATGATCTCATCCGCTAACAAGCGGACTGAAGACATCTTTGGAAAACAACTAGATTTATACGACACCAGCAAGTATTATCGTTCAGAAGCTGCGTCCTTAGCGTATGCAGCAAACGAACGTAAGTTAGACGAAGTATATGCTCAAGCAAAGTTTGGAAGATTAAAGGAAGAAAATGCTTTGGCTGCCAGCATCGGTTCGTGGAATGCTGCTGATGAAGGTAACCGGGGACGTTCTTACAAACTAGCTCAGCAGAAAAGCACACTAGCTAAGTTTGGTGTGTCATCTGCAGAGCTTACAGAAAGTCTTGTCAG